ATGGCGGGTTTCAGTTCATAACGACCTATGATCGCTCCTTCGCCTTTCGCAAGGCGCGTCAATTCAAGGCCGAGGGTCGCCTTGTGTCTTTCTTCCGGGGGTAAAATGAAAGTATTAGTCGCTTGTGAATATTCGGGGCGAGTCCGCGATGCCTTTATCGCCCGGGGGCATGATGCAATATCATGCGATCTACTGCCGACCGAATCACCAGGCCCGCATTACCAAGGAGACATATTTGATATTATCAATGATGGGTTCGATCTTATGGTTGCCCATCCGCCTTGTACCTATTTAACCTATGCCGGGACTCGACATTGGAACAATCCCGGCCGCGCAGAATTACGCGAAGAAGCGGCATCATTTTTTATGCGCCTTTATAATGCCCCTATTAATAAAATAGCAATAGAAAATCCGGTCGGATATATGAATAGCGTTTTCAGGAAGCCGGATCAAATAATTCACCCTTATTATTTCGGCGACCCCGTACAAAAAAGAACTTGTCTATGGCTAAAGGGATTGCCCATGCTTGATTATTCTAAAACCATAATGCCTAAGCCGGAACCGTTATATTACTGCCAAGGCGAAAAGTGCAAAGGGAAGGCCATAAACTGGTGTGAAGGGTCGCGCGGAAATAATGGAGAACCAAGGTGGAAGGCTAGATCAAGAACATTCCAAGGCATAGCCGATGCTATGGCAAATCAATGGGGCTGATTTTTCTTGACACTCCCGCTAGTCGGGATATAATGAGATAGGAGGACAAGATGGTATTCCTTGCTTTGGGTTATGGGGCCGTATTGCTGATTTCGTATTTTTCGTGGGCGCCCCGCCATGGTGTTTTTCCCGGCCTTGCCATGGCGACCATTTGGCCTATTGTAATAGTGTATAAGCTTATCCGTCTATTGATTGCCATTGCTGGGGCAGTATGAAAATCAAAACCGACTGCCCTCGCCGTCACCTTATGGGATGCCGAGGATGCGTGATAGTACAACAGTGCAGGAGGGGCTATGCAAAAGTATCGCAAGGCAAGAAAGAGTCCGCTAAAGCGGGAGTGGTACGGAGTGCCGAAGCTTGAGGGCGGGCCGTACTTTCCGACCTGCCCGTGCTGTAATGGTGGATTCGGTCGGCCATGCCGCGAGAATAAGCGCAGAATACATCGGTATATCAGGCATCGACAGGCTCGCGAATTGCGCGAGGAAATCGAACTATAGGAGGATTGCATGACCTTTAGGATTCATTACGAAATTGGTGAGTACGAGGATTCTATTGTGGTTACCGAGGATACAATAGAAGATGTCAGGTCAATTGCTCTTGCCGAAATGGAAAAGCGCGGGGTAGATTTTAGTACATGTTGGTCGGAAGAGATCAAATGATAATCTACTACCATGGATACAAACTAGAACAGAAGGGAGATAAAGTGTTAGTTACTAGCCCAAACTGCGAGCGTAAAATGGTTATTGCCAAACTTACCGCTGACAATGCGGCTAGTATCATAATTGCGTTAGGGAGGGTGTAAATGCTTAGTTCTATCGTTACAATCTGGATTTTGTATCAATTAAATGCTCCGGCATGGGCATTTATTATCGCATGGGCCGGGTTGGTGGCATCGTTCATCTCATTTTGTGTCAAACTAGTCGAGCTTGGTAAAAAGTCATGAATTACGATCCGCCTCTTTCCGCTACTCGCGTCCGGTTTCTAAGGATCACAAGCGGGCAATATCCTACTTTGCGATGGGACTTTTTCGAGCCCGATTCCGACGGATGGACTTTCGAGGACGGACTACGATGCGCCCTCTATCGGGATAGATACTATGGGGGTAGAGCATGACAGTTTACGAGGTTTTAGATCAGCTCGCGGGCGAGGTTAGACGACTAATCAACTGCCGGTTGACGCCGGATACGGCCGATGCTATAATCATTCAGGCTGGAAGGCCGAAGGGGGAAGTATGAGCGAAGAGACGAAGATGATACGGCACAAGGTCGCCGACTTGTGCGAACTGAACAATGGTGCGCGCGCCTCAATTATCGCCGCCCTTGACCGCCTAGAAGCCCGCGAGGAAGAGAAGACGGTGCCAATGGATATGCTTCGTGATATCTACAATTACCCGGGTGCCCCTATATCTCAGGGAGGGGCATTCAAGCATATCGCCGCCCGCTACGGCTACAAGGTGATGGAATGACCTACGATCCGCCACTCTCCGCTTCCCGCACATCTTTCCTTCGCCGAGTCTCAACACTCGGGTCTGCTCTACGTTGGGATTTCTCCGGTCCTGATTCGACCGGATGGACACATGAGGATGGGGCGCGTTGCGCTCTGTATAGAGATAGGTACTACGGGGGTAGGGCATGACAGTTTACGAGGTTTTAGATCAGCTCGCGGGCGAGGCCGAAAAGACAATCGAAAAGTATACGCGCGAGATACATAATGCGCCATATATGGAGTATGGCCCCGGTTCGGATATGCATTCATCGATTGTGGTTTATAACATGATGATTGAGCAATTCACGGTCCGGGCTCGCGCTCTCCGCTCCGCTATGATGGCCCTTCCGCTTGACGTTGCCGAGTCGGAAGTCTAGCCGTGAAGAGTGATTATTGTAAAGGATGTGATTATTTCCATCCATCAATAAAGGTGCTGGGAATCGCACAAGTAAGGGTAATTGGCTGTTGCTTGTCATTTGGAAAGCCAATCAAAGAAATAAAAGAATGCCCATTCGGTCCCTATTATGATGAGGCCAATCATGGATGAAGTCATTGCCCCGGTCGATCAACTAGCCGCTTCCGTGGGCGTCGTGGAATATGGGAATACTCCAAGGGCATTATGCTTGACCTCGCCACGGTATCAATCTGCAAGGATCACGGCTATGGGACAAGGCGGTAAACCAAACGGTAAACCGACACATTCCGAAGATTGGAAATGGCCGATTAATATTTATAATGCGGCTATCTATCTAGGAATATCCTATAGCGCGATCAAAAAGGCCATAGAACGTGGAAGGCTAGTCCCAACAATTCGATCCGGAGAAGGTCGCGGGCGAGGTCATCGGTTTGAGCGCGAGACGCTCGAAAAATACAAGCGCGAGGTACAAGCGCAGACATGGGGGAAGGTATGCAAAGTCTAAGGCGATGGTGGCAAAGTATTATAGACAAATGGCCGGAAAGCGACGAATCTCACGCGAGGACGCGGTATTCCGTAGAAGAGGAAATCGCCTCCCATTGCGTTGCGAAAACTTGTGTTTATTGTCGAGCCTGTAACTGTCCTAGGCGGCGAGAGGAGCATCGGGGATGATGTGCTATAAGGATCGGACGTTCTGCCCTTTTTATAAGGATTGCGGAGAAGGAAAGTATTGCAGTAACGCACTGACCGAAAAGATAAAGGAGGATGCCGATGCGTGGTGGGGAAAACCGGGCGCGCCGATATGCGTTCATTCTGATTATCCCGCTTGTTTTGTTCCTTTCTTTCAGTCTTAATTCGTGCTCGCGGCTTTACGTTCTATCGGTCAAGGAATATCCCACAATAGAGGGCGGATTCGCATGGGTACTTGACTATTCGGTTAATGGCGTGGTATCTTCTGCTATTTTCGATACCCGCGAGGAATTGGTTAAATATTATGTATGGTTGAAGCGCGGGAAGATTGAAAAAGGAGCCAATCCATGAAGGACGCAAAAGAACGCGCATCCGATCTTATGCTTCGTTTAATGATTGCCTCGCAAGAAAATAGAGACACAGAATATGGTATCGCCCTCATCGAGGCTGACCGCGCCGAAGTGCTGGCCGAGGCGGCGGAGCGGGCAAGAACGTGGTTCATCCAAGTTTATCCTGGTGACGCTTACAGCGAAGCTCTGCAAGCTGACCTGATCGCCGCCATCCTTGGCGGCAAGGAGGAAGGACGATGAGCGGTGGCGCAACAATGAGCGATAAAGCCTGGGTGCTGGCGGCAATCGATCGGTGCCCTGATATAGGCTGGCGTGAACAGGCTGTTAAGGCTCTCGACCGGATCTCCGCCCTCTCCTCGTCGGGGCAGGGGGAGCGCGACATCGACGACGCTTGCATGTGGTATCGCCACGATTTCGGCCTTTTGTCAGAGGCAGAAAAGGAGCACCTTAGATTCGAGGCCCGAGACTGGCAACGCGCCCTGTCGAAGGCTAAGCCTGCCGCCCCCGCGCCCGAGAAGGGCGAGGCGAGGCGGCCTTCGCGTGATTGGCAGATAGCGCAGCTCCTCGAGGCTACCTGCCTAATCAAGAGCGAAGCGGCTCTGATGCGCGAGGGTACATCCCGCGAGCTTACGACGACCGCAGTCGAGGCCGCCATCGGCTATCTGCGGAGGTTGCTTGACGTTACCGCCCCCGCCCGCCCCGCCGAGCAGAGGGAGGAGCCGTGATTGACCCTCACTCCCTATCTTCCGACCTGCAAAAAATCCTAGACTTCATCGAGTTACCCGTATCCGAGTCGCAACGGCTGGGCTTGACAGGCCCGGTGATTATTGATATTATCGACGCTTGGCTAGTCGCGTGTGAGATCGAAGCGCATAAGGAGGCGTAATATGTACGATTCTAGTGGACCAGCCTTTCCAGTTCCGATTGGCGTTGATATTGATATTGCTCGCGCTGGAATGACTCTTCGCGATTGGTTCGCAGGACAGGTTGATGTCTCTGGCGACTATTGTAGTCATATTATGGAGGCCGTTGTAGGGCGCAAGTCCCCCACGTGGGGCGATGATCCGATAGGCTATTTGAAATATACGGCAGAGTTTGAGGCCGCCCTACGCGGTATTAAGGCCGATGCCATGCTCGCCGAACGCGAGAAGGAGTAACCATGGTCCCTTGGTATTGGCTCATCGTGGTATGGTTTGTAACTACAATCGTTACATGGTTCGCTTTTGCAATGTGCAATGCAAGTAAGGAGGACTAATTGATTCTAAAACCTAATCAAACTTCGGGGGCTAGGCGCTATTCGGTTCTACTTGCAGGGGTGCCTGGAATTGGTAAATCTACTCTGGCGCTTTCCGGCCCAGCTACTCTTGCAGTAATGACCGATCCGGGCGGGTGGGATCGAATCCCGGCGCATTGTCGTAGGGCGGAACGCATCGAGCCATCTAATTACGAGGAGGTGCTTGCAGACCTCATCCCGTCAAACCTCGGGGGATTCGAGACTATCGCCATTGATACCGGCGGTAGTTTTCTCAATTTGATGAAGCCTTGGGTAATAAGACAGAATCCGAAGAACTGCCAAAAGGACGGGAAAACTCTTTCCATGCAGGGGTACGGGGCAATTGCTAATGAGTTCGCCCGCATGGTCGTTTATATCCGCGAGGAACTGCGAAAGCATTTTGTTATCACGTTTCACGTTAAGGAGGAAACTGACAACGACACAAACGTGTATCGCCTCGATATGGACGGGAAGAGCCGTAACGAGATTTGGAAGCCTATGGACTTGGGCGGATTCATGGAGACAAATGGCAATAAGCGAACCATTTGCTTCTCTCCATCCGATCGATTTTATGCCAAGGGTACGCATGGAATCGAAGGTGTAATCGAGCTTCCCAACGTAATGACCGGGGCGTCGAATGATTTTCTAACTACGCTTTTCGCCAAGATCGCGGCCAATGTTTCGCAGGAAGCAGAGCTAGGGCAAAAATACGAGGTACTAATGGCGAGCATCCGTAATATGGTTGATGAAGTAAAGGACGCCGCCAATGCCAATGATGCACTATCCATGATCGAGAAAACCGAACACGTTTTCGGAAGTAAGGCCGAGGCGAAGTACATGCTCAATGTTAGGATTAAGGCCCTAGGGCTCTCGTATTCTAAGGATCGCGGATTCGAGGTTCCGAAGCCGTGAGCTATCTAGTCACCGCGTCCTTGCTTAATTCCTGGGAATGGTATCTCAATTCCTGGGACGAGGGCGAGGACGCGGCGCGCTTGGATTTCGAGGCAACGCTACGCCGTGAGCCGATAGCAGACAATGACGCCATGGCGGCCGGGCGAGCGTTTGAAGATGCGGTAACGGCTCTATGCTTGGGGGGCGTAGAGCCTAGCGAGGATTCATACGGTGATTGTGTCCGAGAAGTGGCCGAGTATGTCAAGGGTAAGATTTTCCAGTATAAGACATCGCGCCCGGTTTCTATCGATGGGATAGACTTCCTACTTTATGGGCGCATGGATGCTTTCGGTGGTCCCTGGATAGATGACATCAAGTTCGGGAAGTCATTCGAGGTCGGCAAGTATCGAGATTCGCCACAAACTAAAATGTATTTAGCATTAGAGCCCGGCCCGATTGGGATGCACTATCTTTATTCCGATGGCTCTGGGGTCTATATTGACGAGTACCGGCGAGAGAGTGTAGAATCAATTATCCCAACCGTGCGCGAGTTTTGGGGATGGCTTGGAAACTTCCCTGAATACCTGGCAACGTATCGGGATAAATGGGAATCGAAGTGATACAATTCCTGAAAGAGCTTGACGAGATGGAAAGTCGGCTTAGGTCGATAAAGGGGGAATGATGATACTATATGGGTCACCAGAGGCGGCACAATATAAAACGGATATATCCGGATGGGTTTCCCATTCGGGTATATTCTGGGGTAAGGATGAACATATGGCCCGGTATGATGGATGTACGCACAGGGAATGTACAGAATGCGGGCTGCCAGTAGAAAAAATATCTGGATATACAATTTGTGATTACTGTAGAGAAAAAATTGAAACAGAGAGATTTATGTCTTACAAGCGCGAGATATGGGATAAGGTAAAGCCATTGACCCTATTTCGCGGCGATGAGTACTTCTGGAACATGGAAGACCTGCTGTCGTTTTGCGAAGACCATGAAACTACTCCCGATAAGCTGCAACTTCTGATTTGCGAACCAAATTATGCTAGGGAAATAGATAATGATTTTTATTGTGACGACCTACCCGAAGATCAATCATTGGATGATGTTTGCTCGGAATTGGCCGAACTAATCGAAGATGTAAATAAATATATCAGAAACAAACGTCCTATTTTATCATGGGGGCCGTCAAATATAGCGGCTATTGTAGAAGTATAAAATGCTTTGCTATAAGGACCGTACTTTCTGCCCCTTCTATCTTCTCTGCAAGACTCCATGCGATCGGGCCTTGACCCCGCAAGTTAAGGCCGATGCCGCTAAATGGTGGGGCAATGATAACGCGCCTATCTCGGTTTATGCCGAGTTTCCCGAATGTTTCGTAAGGTTTTTTGAGGAGGTATCCGAATGACTCTCAAAGCTATGTCTACTCTCTGGGGCGTTCCATTCTCCAAGGTCCATTCTGCCGCGTGCGAGGTTTTTGGCGGTAAATTGCCGAGGGGACGGAGGCGATGGACGAAGGAGCAAGAGGACGCGATTAGGGCTATTGTGGTAAAGGAGGACAATAATGGAGTTTGAGGAGTTTAACAAGATCGCTCGCCTTTCGCGCATGATGACGATTACGGAAAAGATCGATGGCACGAACGCGCAGATTTACATAGGCGAGGATGGCGAGTTTTTGACCGGCTCGCGTACCCGATGGATTACACCGGAGGATGACAACTTCGGATTTTCTCGATGGGCGCATGAGCATAAAGAGGAATTGCTCGCGCTCGGCCCTGGGCATCATTTCGGCGAATGGTGGGGCGCTGGTATTCAGCGCAAGTATGGGCAGACCGAAAAGCACTGGAGCCTTTTCAATACTGCGAAGTGGCTTGAAGATTATGATAATGATAAGCCGCTTTGCCCAGCGTGTTGTCGGGTGGTCCCCGTGCTTTGCCGTGGTATCTTTTCGACTGATGTGATAATCGACACTATGGCAAGTCTAAAAGAACATGGAAGCTACGCGGCCCCATTCATGAATCCCGAGGGAGTGGTAATTTATCACGAGGCCGCGCGAATTATGTTCAAGAAGACTTTCGAGAAAGACGAGGCCGGGAAGGGCCAGTGAGCTACTACAAAAAGAAAGGGAAGCCGTACAAGCGGAGGGTGGCAGGTGGTAGAGATTAAATGCAATGATGGTATTGTTCTTGTTGATGACTCAG